ATTTTTTATTTGATTTATCGTATTCTTTCTTTTCTTCTTCGTAGAATTTTGCGGCTGATTGTATGTAAAATCGGCGCAGGTAGGTTGGCATGTTATACACTTCTGTGAAATTAAATCCTCCTTTCCCGTGGAAGCATAGGGAGAAGATTTGTGAGTGAATTGCAGGCTTATCTTCTGCCTGCAGGCCAAAAAAACTCAACGTCTAATGGAATGTCCATAGTCGTATCTTCACCAGTAGAATCACTGGTGAAAGTAAAAGACATATCAACATCAGGCGTTATTTTTGTAAGATGTTCCCTAAATGAAAGGGAATCACGAGATAATAATTCGTTATCAACAAATTCACTTACTCGTTTTTGTGATGTATCTCCACCAACCGACACAATTGCCTTCTTCAATCGTGTTGTGATTTCTGCAGTAACACCACTTTCTTTTGCGAATTTCTTGTATGCTTTTAATTCAGTATCAATTTCTTTTTCTTCTTTATGTGTTAAAAGACGAAATAAAATTTTAGTTTTTGAAGTTGGTAATTCAAATTCAAATTCATTTTTACCACCCTTAAATAATTTCTTATCAATCTTCTTATCACCTATTTTAGTTAAATCAAAAGTTTCCTCTTGTTTATCTCCTGTAGATGGATCCGTAAGTTGAACGGTATAATCTTTACCATATCCAAGTATTCTTGTTGCAATCATAATTGCATTTTTATCACCTAACAATAAATCATTGAGTGATACATTTTCATCTACAATAACAGATTCCAACAATTTATCCAAAACAATTCCTTTTTGAATAAGATTTCGAGAAGTTAAAATATCTTCTTCTTTTGCGGTCATATACTTTAACTCTATTGTTCCACCTGCCAGTGGTGAATTTTCTGAATAAAGTAATCCCTTAGAAGGCAAATCAACTACCTCTGTTGGAAATCGGCGTTTATCTTCTGCCATGTTTTATCTCCTTTAATGTAAAATATTATTGAATAGTAACCTATACAATATAACCAATTATTATAAAACTAACTGGGGATATTGAAATCCCCAGTTTAAAATACTACTACTGTTGAATTATGCTTTTCCAACAGCGTCACGAACTCCGTACAAACCAAATGCTGCGAGTAATTGCCAAACTACATCAGGTACTGCTTCTACAACACCTGCTGCTTGTAATACTCCAACGGCTCCAGCAACTACTGAACACCATATTGTCTTTGACTTCCACCAAGCTTTATCTGCTATGACTGCCATAATTAACTCCTTATATTATTTATTTTTATTAGAACTGTAGTATCGCGTAATCGTATCTAAGTGTCAAGGTTACATCAACTGGGTCTGTAGTATTTGCCCAATCTAAATCACCAAATGTTGCGTTAGTAATCCAAGTACCTTTAAGTGTCCACTCTTCAACCTTATCACCTACGGGTCCTAAAACATTAATTGTTACATCTTTCTTATAAAAATCTGAGTATCCATCTCTGCCTGTTACTGATTCGTGAGATAAACGAACCCATTCCATACATGCCTGTGCGGCTGATGGAACAACAGGATCATAAAGGGTAACTTCAAGTTCTTCCCATGCACCTTTACCTTTAACATATCGTTTTACATTAATGTGGTCAAGTTCAATAGTTTCAAAAGCTATTGTAGGTCTATTCGCTGTCTTAATAAGATAAGCGGGAATACCTTCAATGTACATGATGTACCGATTTTTAGTTTTCGGTTCAAACGGTGTGAACATTATTTCAGAAGGATCTAGTAAGTCTGGCATCTTTAATCTCCAATAAGTTTAATTCTTCAACTATAAATATCAAGTTTATAAAAAACCATCACAATCATTCTTCATAGTTTTTTAGAAGTTTTTTATATCTATCATATATAAATATATCCGGCAACAAAAAACCCCTCAAAAAAAGAGGGGTTTTTCATTTATTAATCTATGTGATTAAACTTACGCTGGGAAAGTTGCTCCCGTTGGAAGTACCACGAAGTCAAGTACGATAAACTCTGCGGTTCTCGTTGGTTGGATAAAAATTTGTCCAATCAATTGATTTCTATCAATCACATCAGGTGTGTTATTGGAATCATCCATAACTACCTTAAATGCTGATAAACCACTATTAGCTTGTACTGATTCTAAGAACGGATTCACAATGTTCAAGAAACGATTTCTTGTTGCTGCTGTGTTCTGTTCAAAGACTAAGTATCTACTTGAAGATGCGATAAACTTCTTCAGTTTAATTAACAATCTCCGTACATTAACCCTATCGAGTGCTGATGGACGACCTTGTAAGGTCTTTTGTCCCCATACAACCACACCCTGACCTGGGAATGAAGCGATTGGATTAACTCGTGCTTCATAGAGTTCATCTCTTTCATCATGAGTCAATCTCGTTTGTGCTTCAAGTACTGTTGTTAAACCACCACGATTCAAACCTGCTGGTGCGAACCATTCATGTGCTACTTGGTCTGTAAATGCTATTACACCAGGTAAAACACAAGAAGGTGGGACCCAAACTGGAAGTGCTGTATTCCTATCAACAATCTTTACCCAAGGGTAATAAGTTGCTGCGTAATTCGTATCAAGTGCGGATATTGCTGCGGTTGCAGCTGATATATTTCCACCATAAATACCACAATCAAATACATAGAATGCATCACCACGTTCTTCACATTTAGCAATCGCGTGATTAGTAATCTTCGGATGTAAATTATGAATAACACCAGGTGTTATTAACATATTAATATCAAACTCATCTGGATTACTTACTGCGTTAATTGCTTTCTTGTAAGCTACTGCTCCATTTGCGGTTGCACTTGAAATGTCAAACCCTTGTGTATTTGCTGCTACGATACTTGCTCCTGTCAATTTTGGATTTGCTGGATTATCACCATCGGATCCACCTTGAAATGGAACAACAAACTTTCTCTGTTTAATGTTAGATAATTGAAGTGTTATTTTTTCAGTTCCATCTGAATAGGTATCACCAGTTACACTTGCATCTGCACTTCCGAAGAAGTCTTCAATACTCATAGTAGTATGATTACCAGCTCCTGCTGAATTTGGTATAGGTGCTAAATATTCACTTGCATCTGCGTTACCATAATCATGTCCAAAAGGAACATTACTATCAAACTCACTTTGTGCGTTTGATTGTGAAACTTTAACTGCCCATGCTGGAATACTTGTAGTTCCAGGACTTGGATTACTAATTGCTGCGTGTCCCATTGGTACTAATGCCTTTGGAATAGAACCATCTGAAATATCAGAAAAGTCTGATAAATAAACGTGTTTAGATCTATTATTCCAATCACCATTATAAGTAAGTTTACCATTAGCGTCAATAGTTACATACCTATCTCCAACCCTACGAGCGAAGAAATTCGTACTCTTAGGATCAAAGTTAAGTCCATCCCACGATTCTATAATATTATCAGTTGTCAATCCATTATCATTTAAACCAGTTTGTCTTACTTGAAGTGAAAACTGTCCATAATCACTACCAGCTATTGTACCAGCTTTCTTAACATTCAAAATAACAATCTTATATTTGTTATTACACTCTTCACCATGCGAACGAGTATTAACTTTAAATAAATTATACCGTGCACTATTAATTAATTGTGATTGAATGTATGGTGTTGACGCGTTTGCATATGATGTACTTGCAAAGTCAGCTGATGCATATGAACCACTTGCTAATGATGCAGTATGATCTGCTAAAGTTCCCGCTGCACCATATCCAGCACTGGATTGATGATATTTGAAGTTTTTATACAAATATGCTCCTACAGTTGAACCCCCTGATTTTTGTACTTGTGGGTCTGAACTGAAAACTTCAGATATATAGTTTGCACTTGATGTATTAAATTCAACTGCTGCACTTAAAGTAGTTACACCTTTTGCTCCAAAGTTACTTCCACTTATAGTGATGGTACAACCATCATATGCTGAATTTGGACTAGCAACTGAAACTCCATCTAATCTTACCGTTCCACTTGAACCACCACGAGACGGTGCTAAAACTGCTACAGTTTTTACACTTTCTCCTGCTGAACTTGAAAGGTTAATTTGAACAAAGTCAGCGGAATATCCACCTGTATTAAGAACACGAACAATAGTAACTGTTCCTGCACTCCTTAAATATTGTTCTACCGCGTAAGGTGTGTAATATCGTTGGTCGGTTGATCCAAACATTTCTTCAAACTCTGAGAAATTACTAACAATTGTAGGTACAAAAGCCGGTCCCTTTACTGTCGGACCAACTATACATGCACCGATTGCTGCAATTCCAGCAGGTAGAAATGATAAATCTCGTTCACGAGTAAATACACCCGGCGATACGATTCTTTCTGCCATTATTTTTCTCCTATGTTATAATTTAAATAACTAATTTAGTCGTGTTTAGACTATAAATATTTACTATAAATATCGCCTAACTTTCCCAAACGATATATTTGGGGGAGATTATTTTAAGTAGTTTCTTCGGCTACTGGGGCTGCTGGGGCTGGAGTAAATACTCCTGTCGCTGGATCCAATGATCCGGGCCCGTACTTTTCATTCAACTGTTTAACTAGATCTTGTTCGCTTTTCTGTAATTCAGCATAATCACTCTCCATCTGAACTTCAGTTGTTTCAAGTGTATCTAACTGTTGTTGAACCAAAAGTTTCTGTACCTTTAATTGTCCAAATTGAGCTTGTTTTTCGGTATAACCTTCCTGTAAACTTCTAAGTGATGTTAATTCTTCATCACTAAATTTAGTTTCGGATTCTTTTTCTGATACCTTTTTAGCCAAATTGGATTCTTCTGTTACGGCCATAACTTTCTCCTTATTATTGTTTATAACTAACTATACTATAAATATAAAGTAAATTACTCTAATTCACTTTTTTCTTTAGATCTTCTATCTCTTGTTTTAATTCTTTTACGGATTCTATTAATAGTGGAACTAATCGTTTATAATCAACTCCTAAATAACCACTTTTTCTTTCTACCACAATTTCAGGAACGACTTTTTGGACTTCTTGTGCAATTACTCCAACATCATGTCCTCTTTCTCGTGCCCATCCAGGTGATTTATCATTCCAATCAAATTCTACACCTCTAATCTCACCTATCTTATCTAATGAACCTTT